GTAGGGTCAGGGAGGTTTAGATGTTTCCAGACTAAGAAAAGAAAATTTCTAAAGTCTTTAAGCTTTTGAGAGTCGTTCACAACTGATTATCTATGGGTTTCTACTTATTTCTGCCCCGATTTAACCGTCGAGACTGAATACGAAGATTGTGTCGAGAGTTGTTCATCGCATTTCTATCGCGGTGATCAACATCCTTTCCAGCAATCGCCCTTGAACCGTAAAGGCTCAGAGCTTTCCTTCTAGCTTTATTACGACTTGAGCGTCGTGCGCGTTGTTCGGGTCTTGCGTGGTATCTTTGATACTCTTGCTTGTAGTTTCTGCTCATATTTGTGCTGCGTTAGAGGTTTCGGAGTCTTCAAAAGGAAGCAGAGACATCAAATCAGACACTGGATTAGCATCGGAAATCTGGCATTGTATCCCATTATCCTTAAGCATCTGTCTAGCAGCGTTCAAATCACTTGGAGTTGCTTCCCCAGATTTGATGCGCTCGATGAACTCGTCAATAAGAATATCTTGGAGTAGGTCTAGTTTTTGGGATTTTTCAGTCATTTATCGTTTCTTTTGTTATGAAAATCAAAAAGTATTTTTACTTTTTCGGCTATGCTCTCGATGCTGTAGTGCATTTTTGACAACACAACTACGAGAGTAATAAGGGCAACAGCTAGTGGAGTAAGGCTGGCTAACCAATCAAGTGTCATTTCCTTTAAACTCCTTCCATATTTTTATCACTAGCCAAATTAAGGTAGCGATACCTACAAGGATTGCGATTGAGGAGTTAACATGTTCGAGGGTAAGCGTGCCGAGGAGCCCAGCTACGCCTACAAAAGACGTCGTATGATCAGAGGACATTATTCTATTGGTTAAGGTATTGTTTACGTTGGTTATCATTACTTGCAATTGCCCGACGGAGTTGAGGCATTTCATTATAGAGCTCATGACGAGCAGCTAAACGATAGTGACGAAGTATTTTAGACATCGCACGAACACGAGGGTTTCTTAGCCCTGTCTCGTCAGCGATATCATCATCAGGAAGAAGATTGTAATTAGGATGCTTAACAAGAGAACTAAGCTGCTCTCGCAGTGTCTTATCACCAAGCTTAACGGTTCCTGATAACTCAAGGTATCGGTCGTAAGCATCTTGCCCCGTTTTAGTCCTCATCTTCTTTAAGTCCAAGTTGTCAGCTCCTCCGATCTTACTGTCAGGCATTGAAAAGCCGTGAAGCATTCTAGCTATTTCTGAGTTCAAGGGAGTCTCTTTTACTGGAGATGTGTATAGAGGGTTGAACGCACTGAGCATTGAACCTCCTTCATTGATGATTTGAGCTTCTCCAAGGAAGTTACGACGAGGAGGAAGGTCTCTTGCACCTGAAGGAACACGAGCAAGAACGTGGTCAAAGATTGACCGAGTCTCCCGAAGCATTCTGTCTTCTTGGAAGTTCTGAGACCAGTTCAACGCATTTGGAACGAAGCCACCAGAGATGTTACCGAGGAAGCGAGGTCCGTAAGTTACAGGGTCACTAACAACCTTAAATAGGTCATCAACACCTTGTACGAACGACTGCTGGGTAATGTTGTTCATGAAGGATACAGAAATCAGAGTAAACAGACCTTCAGCGGTATCCACATCAACATCGTAGTATTTTGGAATTTCAGCAATATCGGCAAGGATACCCATGGTTGTAGAGATAGGATCAAGACGACGGTAGCTTCTCCATTTATCTCCTACTTTGATAGAGTAGGGCTGCCAGCCTTCTAGCTTTAGTGCTTCTCGTTCATTACGGTTTCTAGGTCCACCACCACTTATAAACTGTCCGTTCGCAGAGATGTAAGTCATCAAGGCTGCACTAGTAGCAACAGAGGTAGCCATCTTGCCTTTCAGTTGCGCTTGCTCTCGTTTTGTGCCATTTGCCATGATTTCTCTGTAGCCTTTGAGGACTTCACCGTGGAGACCTTCTCTTATGAAAGTAGCAACACCACCGAGAGCTGTACGCTCAAAGCCCATCTTCAAGAGATTGGTAGGAGTCCGAACGAAGGGAAACACCATTTTAGCAGGTGGGAACCAGTGAGCAAGACGTGCTAAAGGCTCTTGAACCTGTGGGATGTCTTTGGTCGCTGTAGCTTCCTTAGCATAGTCTAGCGCAGCATCTGTTGTGCGTAGCCTAGGGTCTTCCATTTCCATGTTAAGACGTGAGTCTCTCACACGGTATATTTGAGTTTCAAACGTCTCTTTAAGTGTTTGGTCAAACTCTTCTGGAGTCATACGAGCTTGTCCCATTTCAACACGTTGATCGTCTTGCTTTTGAACTTGCTTATACACTTCCATTCCAAGAGCGCGTTCATTCATTGCTGTGCCACCCTTGGTTACAGCTGCTTCCATAGCTTGTTCTGCTTTTACAACAGCTCTTTCCATAGTATCCCCCTTGCGTAGGGAGTCAGCCATGACTTCAGAACGAATGAAGAAACGGTAGTTAAGTTGCTTGAAGAACTCATCACCAGCTATAAGCGCACGGGAAGGTGTAGATACGAGTGCTCCAAGGAAGTTAATAGCACTACCGAAAGCATCTTCGCGTTCTGAAGATATAGCACGACTACGTTGAACACTGTCGTCGTAAACACGTGAATCAGGAGCTAAGATAGCATCGTCAGTCTTTAACGCTATTGCAGCGTGAGCCCAAGCTTCTTTAACGGACTCCATCTTATACATGTTTTTTGCAATAGATTTTATCGTCTCAACATCTCCGTTGATAGCTGCACCCATAAAGCCTTCTGCTGCTTTCAGGTGGTATATACCAGCAGCACCAAGGACGTTGACAAGCTGAGTAACAGGAGAGCTCAATAGCGAGTTCATCCAATACTCAAGAGTGATACGCATCATCTTAGAGCCTTCAGTGCCTTCTGTAGTTTTGTTAAGTATCTTGAATACAGCATCACCGCTAGGAGCAGCCCTGATCTTATCAACCAGTTCGTCAGTAGTCATACTACCAATCTGTTTCTTTTTGTAATGCATACGATCAGCACCGTTGAGCACCTGCTGACCAGAAAGTCCTAGACGTCTGTTGTAAGGGGAAGTGCCAGCATAGTAAGCTCTACGTTGAAGCATCACTTTAGATGTCTCACGCCCGTAGATAGACCAGAGTTGTTGAGAAGAGCGGTGCTTATCTAGAAGTGTGAGCAACTCAGTTTCCAATACGTGATAGTCAGGATCGCCTTTCTTACCACCATTCTTCTTAAGCTCGTGCATCTCTCCAGCTTTGTCACGGAGTGCATTACCAATTGAACGGTTAATGGTGCGTATAGCTTGCTGGTTAGCTCGTAGTGTTCTAAGCGCATCTATAGAACCTTCACCTGCTTTCTCCGCGTCAACAATCTTTGCTAAGTGACCATGTTGGGTCTGGTGCTGTCCCATTTCAGCAGCAATTTCTTCTGCTTCTTTGATGATTGATTCAAACGTAGCTGGTGTTTCTTTAGCTCCCTTTTCGATATTCATCGCAAGAGCCTTAGCAACCATCATCAAACCACCTTGGTTAGCAACGTTGCGGATTGAGCCCAGTAGGGCTTGTTCTCCACCTCGATCACCTTCTGATGCTTGAAGCTGTTTTGCAATCTTAAGCACAGTCTCTTCCATGCTCTTGTGTTTGCTTTCTGTAAAAGTCTTCTTGCCTGTCCAACCTTCAGTGTAGTCAGCGTTGTCATCAAGGAACTTCTCGTCGTGGAAGAATTTGAAGACACTTTGAAACCCTGAAGGTGAATCTTTAGTAGGATTGCGTCCAGTCGAGCCTTGCTTGTCCTTGAGAGCTTTATACTCAGGACTTAGCTGTGTAGGCTTACGTTGTCCTTGAGCTTGTCCTTCAAACATTTCAAGCTGTCCATCTTCAGCTACAGAAGGTAGCCTTTCTTCTTGAGATTTCTTGTAGTGTTCTTCAATCCTTGCCTCAAGTTCAATACGTTTACCTTTGGCATTTACTCCTAACTCTTTTGCAAGAGTTTGGATTTCTTTATAAGACATGTCCTCAGTGTTTTGAGGCTCAAGATTTTTAGCGTCTGCTTGTTGAGTATCTAGCTTTGCGCCTTCTTCAGTAGTAGGTCGATCAAGAGGCTCTCCTTTATTTCTAAGTCCTAGCTCTAGTTGATCGCCTTGGACGTTAGGCTTAGCAAGAAAATCATTTGCTACATCTTTCATTAGAAGGTCTAGCTCGTCAAACTCAACATCGTTGGTTACGTCCTTTTTAGGTAGAGTTAACCTTTTATCGCCATGATCATATACCGAAAACGTTAGTTCTCCATCCATGTTGTCCATCTCTACTTTGAGGTGAACATCTTTACCTTGGGCGTTTTCACCTATTTTATAATAGGCGAAACTATTACCAGCATCTTCGATTGCTCCTTCAGAACGTAATGGTCCAGTGTCTACAAAGTAACCATTCTGAGGTCTTGCGTAGGTACGGAGCTCTGGTTCTACCCCACCTAAGTCTTTTCTGATCTCACTAAACCATTTGAACTCTTGCGTAACATCAATGGACTTACCTTTATCTCCAGCAAACTCTGAAAAAGCTTTAGTTTCATCTATTATTCTACTCAGAGAGTTATATTCGTAGTCGTCTATACCAAAATCATTCGCAACGTCGAATGCCAGCTCAGCATCGTATACCTTACTTTCCGCTTTTTCCTTAGTGCTTTTTGCGTTCCACAAGCTTCTTGATGTGGGCTCCATCAAAGGTCTACTTTTAGCTTTTTTAGTCTTAACAGGTTTTCCGTTGCGATCCAACACACGCACTTTGGAGTCATCGAAGATCACATAGTTATAATTCTTTTCCTTAACTCTATCGGTACGAGAAAATCCGTCTAGGAACTTGATACCTTCAAAGCCTTGCTTTTGTAAGTTCTTAGTCAATATCGCATTCGCATTAGGATCAACCTCCATGATTTCGAAATAAAGCTCTCTCCAGTTTTTATAGCGATCTAGATTGTCTACATTCTTGTCATAGCCAAAGAATTGGCTGTCTTCTGGCTTAATGCCAGTGGCTTCAACATCCAATCTTACCAGTTCATCTACAGTATCGCCTACCGCTGTGTTAATGCTAGCTCTCTTCTCAGCGTCCATCTCTTTGAATGAGGTATCAAACTCTAGCATGGACGATTCAGGGGCGTCCAACTCTACGCGATATAGGTTACCTTTAGCGTATTCTGGTGCTCCTGCCGTCTTATAGACCCTCGCCACTGCTTTTGCGCCAGCAAAGTAAAGACCGTAACCGTAGTATTGTCCTCCTTCGCCTGAATCAATTTTACTTGTTTTAAATTCATCAAATCTATGTCTAGAGCCATGATAAACCGCCTTTGATGGTGGGATTACATTCCCATCTTCATCAAACATCTCACGCTGCGTAGGACGTTGCTCCATATCTAATTCCAGCTGTTCTCCGCGAACATCTAAACCATCAGGACCTCTTCCCATTACTTGTCGAGGGTCTAAGTTTAAACCTAACTGTCCAGCAATGGTAGGCATACCATAGTCTTCTGGAGTCTTTGTAGAAGGACCATCAAATTGAAAGTCCATCTGGCTATAGTCAACTTCGTCTATACCAGACTCGTTAATAGCTTCTTGTGCTGCTTGTTCAGGGTCTTTGCCTTCTGCAAGTTTCTTCTGACGTAGTTTAACGGATTTAATACCTCTAAAAACAGCTCCGATTACTCCGAACGATCCACGCATACCTCCCTCAATCAGAAGACCTTCCATCGTGTTCTTAATGCGTCCCTCAAGCTCTGCGTCGTCTTCATCAGCAGCGAGGTATTCAGTAACTTGGTTCTTGAGGAGAGGGGAGAGGTTTATGAGATTGGAGAGACGTTCTTCTTGTCCATCAAACGCAGCAAAGTCCACTATAGAACCAGCTGTAATGTCACGAACCATGTCAGAACGTTTAGTTCCTAACTTAGCAAAAGTTTTACCAACCTTACCAAGTTTCATCGCTGCCTTTAGCGGAAAGAATGGAACAAGAAACTGTGTAAGTCCTTCAACGAAACCACCAGCCATTGTTTGGCTTCTACCGAGGACCCTGCTGTCATCATTCCAGTCTGGAAGGGCGTCAAAGGCTATTGTGTCTGCTAGGTTATATATACCATGAGCAGCACCTTCTACACCTCTCAGCGGAGCCATAGCTAGATCAGCAAGGATGCTGGGTTTTTCTTCGTCTACTGGCTGCTGCTGTTGCTGAGCAACGCTAGAGAAGGGGTCGGTAGGTTCTTGTGGTGTATTGGGACCACGAAAGAGACCTTGTCCTAGTCCTTTAACGATTTCATCTGAATTTTGGAATAAGTTCATATGTTTTTATTTATAGAAGTTGTAACCTTGTTTAACGCTGTAGATAGCGCGGTGATTATTAAAGAGTTCTTGTAGGGATGATTCAGAAGTTTTTTCTCCTGTGATGTAGAAGGCAGACAAAGCCTCCTTAACTACCATTATGTCTTCTTTTGGTAAGTTTTGTAGAGCAGTTTGAAGGTCAGCTGTGATGTTACCCGTTGCTTGGTTTGATGAAACAAAGTCATGTAACTTTTGAATAGTTTCAACTGGAACAAAGGCTAACTCTTTTCTTTTTTGATAACCTACCCCAGACTTAACATCACCAAGATTACCACGTAGAGTAAACTCGGAGTTACCATCTTTGTAGCCTTGCTCTCTCCAATGCTCTGTAGGGACTCCTGCTAACTCATAAGCTGAGAATAGTTTCTGTTCAGCAATTCTACGACCTTGACGAGTCTGATCATCATAACTAGGCACTCCTGCTAGTACAGGAGGCTGGTTAGGTCCAGTTGGCATACCTCCAACTCTAGGCGCACCCCGATCTAGATTTTTTACCAAGTTGTCTATAATTGTAACTTTACCTTTTCTTAATTGAAGAGCTTCTCTATATCGCTGCGATAAAAGAGCTTTTGTCTCGTCACTAGCAGCATCAAACGGAGATATTGACGTTTTCTCTTGCCCTGTTCCCGTTTCGATTACTTTAGGCGTATGGAGCAGTGTATAAGCCTCTATAAATTGAGCATGTTTAGAGGTATACACACCTGTAAGGGGCTGTGTGTGATCTAAGTCAAAAGCCCAATTTGCTCCTATTTTTATATCAATTTCTCCAGTACGATAATCTTGGGAGAGGGTAAACATACCACCAAAGTTGCCATCCTCTACGCTTCTTTCCCACTGTTTTAACTGTAGGTAACGGTCGTTAATCTCAGCTTCAGAAAGCTCATCAATGCTATAACCACCGTCAAGAAGCTCCTGTTCCCTCGCTGCTTGCTCTCCTGCATTACTGAAATCAATAAGTTCTTGAGTTGTTTGCTGTGTTCTTTCTTCTTCATACTTTGCTAGTCGCGTTTTAAGCTCGCTCCTCATTTGGTTAGTTATTTCTCCTCCAGATGTAGGAGATAACTCCGCAAACACTTCTTCTGCGATTTCTATCTTCTTTTCAGCAATGTCTACTGTGTGCTTAGTAAGGATTGATTGCGTACCTCTGTTCAGCCTCTGCTCATTATACGAATAACCAGATACATCGCCCATTACTGAGGTTTCCAGATACTTAGCTATTCTTCTGTTACCAAGAGCATTACCATTAGGGTCAGTTATCACTTTCTTAGCAGATTGTACCATCTGGTAGTGAGATTCGCTAATGGTAGCTGCCTCTATAGCTGGGGCTAGGCTAGACTCTTGAGCCAGCGAACGAGCTTTTTCAGCTCGCATCGTTTTTTGGGTCGTGGCATTACCTAAACTGTGTAACTTGCCTTGTACGTCTTGATAGGCTTTTTCAGAAAGGCTACCGCTATCGAAAAGGTCTTGTGCATTTTTCTTTTGTTCTTCGACTGCTGAATTGATCTCTTCTGTCGTTTTGTAACCATAGACAGCATCTTGAACGGGCTTTAGAACAATTACTGTATTCTCTGTGTCTTGTCGGTTTTGTTCAGTCCTCCGTATGGTAGCTAAACTTTCTCTTTCTTTTTCTAATATCTCAAGCTGCTGTAAACCGTAACCCTGTCCCAGTATGTCGTGATTAGGTTCAAGGGTAGTTTTGTAAAAATCTTCTCTAATTTGTTTTTCTTCTTCGGGAGACTCGGCATTATTTAAATCAACTCTTAGTTTAGCAAAGTCCTCATCGACCTTAGCTTGAATTGATTCTAACTTAAGGCGTCGCTCTTCAGAGCCCTTTCTAAGATCACTCAGATGCAAATTATCTTGTGCAAGTTTGATCTTAGGGGATAACAAGTCAAACGTCATAGTGTCAGTGAACTTTTGACTTCCTAACTTAATCTTATTAGCAGGGTCTGCCATAGTTCCAAAGATTTCTTCCATCTTATCAAGCATAGTTTCATCACCAGATGCTATGGCTTTTGTAGTCATATCATTAAGAACCGAACGGAACGTAGATGTGTCCATGCTATCAATTTGATCTTGGATTACACCTGCTATATTCTCAGGGTCTGTATCAAATTTTGACCATATAGCCTCAGCTCCTGAATAACGCTGTACTTCTTTCTCATAATAACCATCAGCAGATTTGAAGTAGTAAGCCGAGTTACGGTCATACAGTACATCTGTTTCAGTTAGGAAACCGTCAGTAGCGAGTTGGGATTTGCTTAGAAACGCATTATCTTTTGCCCAACCTTGACGATACTTTGTGTATTCTTGTTGAATTTGTGACGCAGTTAACGGATCACCTGCTTCTGCCTGTGAAGGTATAAGTTTATTATCTAAATGCTCTTGCCACTCAGCTTGAAACTTCACAGTCTCAACCGTACCAAGACTTTGTTTGACTTGTAGGATACTTTGTGGGCGTATTCCCATCTTTCGGAATACTTTGTTCTCAGCCCCGATCAGCTCGCGCTTCTTATCATTGGACATGCGACGTAGCTCTTCGAGACTGCGCTCTTCACGTCTAGTCACTATGTCTGCATACGCTCCTAGAGCATTGTTAATGCCTTTGAGAGAACTAGCGAGGCGTCCCATGCTAGTTTCACTTGCACTGAGAGTTCCTCCTACTGCTACTCTGTAATTACCTCCTGAAGCTTGTGGAACGGATAGGGATTTACTCCCACCTAGTCCAGCTTCTTTAGCTTTCTTGTAAGATACGTTGTCAGGGACATTTACTGTAATTTTTTTCGCCATAATTTAGGTTGTTTCAGGTGCTTTCTCAAATAAGCCTGTTTGTTGAGCTGCGCTACCTAAGCTTAATCCAGTTGAAATACCATCAATAGCACTACTAAATAAGTCAGCCTGTGCAATAGGTTGGTTAATGTTTATCTGGTTCATCTCTGATTGCATCGCTGCGCTATCAAAGCCATATGCACGTTGAATGTCGTTCTCAGCAAGCTGTTGAAAGATACCTTGACGTTCATTGCTCAGTGCTTGTAGATACTCGTTTTGGATAGCTTGTATGGTGTTTCCTCCTGCTATACCGCTATCAATAGCAGCTGCCTCTCCATAAGCCTCGTAGGAAGCCACCTGAGCCTTTTGAAGTTCAACAGCAGCTGCACGATTTTCTGCTCCTTCCTGCGCTCTTATAGAGGAGAATTGCTTCAGGACTCGACGTCTTTCAGCTGCACTTGCACGCTGTTGCTGTTTCTCTTGCGCTTTTGCTTTCCCCTTTGCTGCACTGTAGTTAGCAGCTGTAGAGGCAACAGCTAATAGTCCCATTGATATTGGTTCACACATTTTTGTAGTCTATTTTAAATTCATAAAAGGGTTGATTATTATATTCGATTTCTTGTAAGAACTCTGCCTTACAAAAAGTCAGCCAACGTCTAGAGGCTAGGTTGTCTTTGTGGATAAAGTTTGTAACTTGACCAAAGGGTTTGATAAGGAACTTTGCAATCTTTTTGGATAGCCTTAAGAACACGTAGGCGTTATTGTTTATCTCATCTGTTCCCAACAGCCATATGTAAGGTATCATATTAACTCCAGAGCCCATCATACATACGGGGTTATTGTTTTTATCAAAGCCAGTGAGGGTAATGTCATCGTAGTGAAACCCTAACGCCATTGCTTCATGTGCGGTGTGACCAGCACACTTAGCTTCAAGGACATCAATAGCTCGCATGTTTTTTGCAATGTATTCAGCATGCTCAGGAGTGGCATAGGTTACCTTACAACCTTCCATCTCAAACAGTATCTCATCATATTTATCCATACCTTTTTGATCTCGGATGGACAAAGGACTCAAACTCAGCACTACTGAACTTACAGTCGAACGGACTTTTGTTCTCAATTACAATCTCTGCATTTTTAGCATTACTGTAAATAGGGAACCTAAAGTCGCCCTCAGCGAACTTTATAGGTCTTAGCCGATAAAGATTATAGTTTGTGATTGAGACGTCGAGAATACTATTCGTCGTTATTCTCCAGAAAATCTGTGGCTGTGGTGAGCCTCCATCATCAAAGACTTCAAACTCAATAAAATTATCACCTTCCTCTGGGGCTCTTACAATGTATTCGCTAGCACCATTATCGACAGCGTCAGCATCATTTGCATAAACACCGATGGAATTAACACTGCCAGTATTAACTGTTAAATTAAAAGTCATGCGGTACTTCCCTACTTTAGCAGGTTGTGTAACAAGGTGAATGTAGTCGTAAGCTAATGCTGAGGTGGCAGAGGTAACTTCCAGTGTAAATTCTGAATCGCTTGTCCTTGTCCAGACTGTACCGTTAGTCTTTGTGTCAGTACCAGACGCTAGCGGATAGTCTTCTAATATAATTGTTTCTGCTTCAGGAACGTCGTCAGCAAGGAATGTACTGGTAGCTGTTGGGCGTCCTTCTGAGGTCACCTTAACGTCAAACGTATGAGTGTCATCAAAGAACATTGTGCCGTTTCGAACAAGCATCTCACCAGCGTTTGTAGGGGATGCTGATTTGCCCCCTTGTGCTTTGAATACTTGAGTGCTAAACTGGTATTTCATGGAGTAGGGGAAACCCACGTAACCAAAGAGGTCCTCAGTCCCAGTCAAGTTTCCATTAGTTAGATGCACCTGAACGCCACTTGTGCTTAAAGCTTCAATAGCGTGGGTAACTCCTTTGGAGTCAACAAATATTTCCCTTAAGGCATAACCACCAGCAGGGACTGTACCTGTAAAGTAGTCATAAGGCAGGTCTGCGTTTGCTCCTGAATATGTGCCATCGGACTGCTCAAATGTCATTAAACTAGTACCAGCGGCTACCTTAGCTCTAACACGTTTGTCTAACAGTGTATGGAAACCATCACTAACTTGTGCGGTTGAACCAGCACCAAGAGGTAGAGATACAAGGTGAGTATTTTCACCGTCATTCATTACCATGTATAAAGTGGAGTCAATAAAGTCTAATCCAATTATATCATCATTGAAACTAAACTTAGACCAAGAACTCAGCACTTTCTGATTGTTATTCCAGAAGTATTTGTAAACATACAAACATTTCATGTGTTCTTTGCTTACTAAAACCAGTGTGTCCTCAGAAGTTGTCCCTGCCATAGCAGATATGTTTTTATAAATATAAGATGGGACGTGTTCAGTAACTTCTATAGAGTCATACGTGTCTGTTGTACTGTTTACGGCAAACTCTCTTAATCCTGTATAATTTCCGCGAGTAAAGGTAAAATAGATATATGATCCGAGGGCTAAGGGGTTTACTTTGTTGTCATAACCGAAGTTAGTAACGGCAGTGATACTAACAGTTCTTGGTGTAAGAACGTCTCCTCCTTTAAGAACAAACTGTTCATTATCGGAAAATAAGACAAGATTTCCTTGAAAAGGCGTAGAAGCCCTAAGGTTAGTCACTCTGTTACTTCCTACTTCAATATCAATGGTTGCGGAATCAATAAGTGTTGATACCGTTGTTCGGAAAAAGTTAAAAAAGTGACCAGCTTCAGATAGGGTTACAGAATTATTGGTAAGGAAGCCTAATCTATTTTTAAAGAATAACAGGTTTGATATAGTTTTTCCTATAAAGGAAGGAGAAGGATTAGTGTCGGAATCTCCTGCCTGTTTTTCTCCCCATTTACTGAAAGTAAACGAGCCCCCAGCAGCGGTTGTTGCGGTGCTTCCATCGGCTGGTGCAAATTTAAACTCATTTGGAGCTACAGAAACTAACAGGTGAGGCAGCGTAGTATTATCGAGCTCAAAAGGCTGATCGTATCCTACTGTTTCTACCCATATTCCTCTACCAAACGCAGAGCCATCGTTCGTTTGGAATTTAACGTAATAATCGTCTTCAATGTCGCTCTGTTCACCAGCTACCTTTACTATAAAATCATTTTTACAGTATAGGGGTAAGTCATTGATAGAACCTACTTCTTTATAGATAATACCTAAACCACCGTCAGCCAGTCCGTCAAAAGCTGAAATAGTGTAACCAATCATAGTAGCGGCATTGGCGGCAATTATGACCAGATTGTTGCTACTTGTAACTTGAAAGTTAGACTCTTGCCCAGCAGTATCTATCTCACTATAGATTTTATTTTTTAAAGCTGTGGCTATGACGGAAGTATCAATTTCTTTTCTGTCGTTTGTGTTTCCATTACTAAGACCACCTGTGTCATTAAAATCCTTACTATTAGTTGAATCGGGGGTTGTTATTTCAGCGTCAATTCTAGCTACGCTTACATCCGTTGTAGGGTTGCTTATTGATAACGTAACAGTAGGAGTACCAAAAGTAGGCTGTGAGGAAGTAAAAGAGCCTGTCCCATCACCATTAAACAAATTGGTCCACGCAGCACCTGCGCTTGAGTAATAATTTGGATTATCGTGCTTTTTGCCTGAGAATCTGGTTGCAATTATGCTTGGGTATCTTGTATAATTGTAGTTTACAGATACTTGTACTTTATTAGAGGCTACTAAAGTGCCTGTAAAAGTGCGCTGCTGAACTGTAGTATAATCATCATATCGATCATAATGCCCGTAACTCTTATATTCTAGAAAATAAGAACTATCTAGAGTTACGCTGACTGATTGTCCTATTGTAAGATGCGAGGTGCTCCCTGCGGTAATGTTACAATCAAAGCTAAAATTTCTTCTATAGTCATGAGAGTATGTGCTACTGTAGGGGTCGTTGTTGTCGGTTTTAGTAAAATTAGTTACGTTGAAAGTGTGATTTATAGTATTACTCCCAGTGGAAACACCCCCAAATACACCTGTGTTTAAGGTCGAGACAGTGCTAATAGCTCCAGTACTATCTACAATAACATTAAAGGTAGGCTGTTGTATAATTGACCCATTTGAACTCGCGACGATATTTACAAAGCCCTGCTCGTAACCTGATCCAGCGTCTGATATAACAGGGTTACCATTTAGGTAATAGTTTGAACCAGTAGGCGAAACTTGTGGAGCAGCGATAGCGGCATTAGAACCTGCCTGTGGTTGGAAGTTTCCTTGTAAACTTATTGAATATTTAGTGCCGTAGTCCCCTTGTTTTACAAAAACTAGAGCTTCCGAAGATACAACAGGAGTTCGGTTAGCTGTCTCGCTTGTAACTCTGCTGCTATTTAACAGTATAGTATTATCTCCAAGCGTTAGGGCTTTAAAAAATTCGGGATTGGAGTCTAAATACGTATCGGTAACCGCTAAAGATGATGCACCGTTAATGGTTGCTACGCTTCCATCTAGGATATTAAAAGCCCGTAAATTAGTGCCATCGTGAATTATAACGTACTTTTCAGTTTCGCTTCGATTTATAAAATGAATAAAACTTTCGGTGCTTATAGCAGACGCTATTAATTTAGCAATATGTTTAGTATGGGGACGCTTCTTCAATCCTTCGGCAACAGAGCTAAGAGCATTTTCCTGTTCTTCGCACTGACCAGCAAAGCGTGTTGCATCAGACTGTTGAGAAACACCCTGAATAAGGTTGGGGACCGAAGTGTTAATTAAGGGCATAATTAAATAAGAGTAAGTGGACGGTTTACACCTAGAATGGAAGCGGTGTCGTAATTGTCAAACATTGTATAGTTTGCTTGATCGAAGTCTCGATCTTTAAAGTAAGCTCGTAGCTCTGCTTCCATCTTGGGAAGACGTTGGATGTCTACACCGCTTTGTGGGTAAAGTTCAGTTAGCAAGAGGGCTACACGTACACTGAGATACTCGCGATACTTATCTGGTGTATCTATAAGGGGTCGCTGGTATATAACCTCGGCTTTGATTTTACCTGAGAATTGAGCAACGGATTTTTTCTTGAGATCATACAATATTTTTACTCCGCTTGATGTCTTCTTGATGATTGTATCATAATCATTGGCTTCAGCGGTGATAGCAGTTGAACCAATAGGAACATGGTTACTCTCTGTGAGACCTACAAAGTTATTAAACCGAGGATCAACATCTCCACTCGCTTGTAGCCAAGGACGAATAGTATCCCCAACAGAAAGCTGAGTTGGTAGACCACCCTCAGCCGTATAAGCATTTGAGATAAGCCATCCAACTTCAAGACCATCACCGCTACTAGTACTGTAATAAAGAGTATTAATAATACCATCGGACCCTGTATGCCTATAAGTTGGTCCGTAGAGACCTCCCGAACTATACTGTGTGTAAGTCTCTGTTGTTCCATTAGGATAAGTTACGTCGAAGCTTCCACCATTGGCGTCTTTTGCATTCTCCAGTAGAACATTTTCTAGTTCTACGTCCTCCTCAGTATTAAACCACCAACCACGTCCTTGTAACTCTTTGTCTGTGTCACGTAGTAGACGAAGACACTCAGAGGCTAGGGAGTTCCTTCTTGTGGCTACTACTGGAGGCTCGCCTATAAAACGCATCACCTTGTTTACCTCAGCAAGTTCTGTAGCATCGCCTGACTCTGTGGCTGTCGAATCGCGGAGTTTCTTGGCATCTTTTACTAGTTCTACCTTTTTGTAAGCAGCTAGTTGTTGGAAGGATACTTCTTGAATACCCATCATACGCATTTCAGCTGCGTAGTCTCGATAAGTATCTTGAGTGCCAGCTACCACGCCATCATAGAAGGCTTTCTCGGCTGTTGCTTCAATAGCAGTCTGGGCATCTAGTTGGGTCTTTTGGGAAGTCTTTAGGGCTGTATCTGCATCAATAGCTGACCCTTGTTTACCTTTGAGGGCTGTATCAGCAGCTACATCTAAGGCTTGCTGTGCGGTCAGTGCTTGTTGCTGAGTAGTTAGTCCTGTATCGGCATCAAGCTTAATACCTTGTTTACCTTTGAGGGCTGTATCAGCAGCTACATCTAAAGCTTGGGCGTCAACAACCGAACCTTGTTTAACCTTTAGGTTCTTGTCTGCTGTAATGTTAGCAACATTAGCTACTGACTCTAAGACTTGCTGTGATACTAGTGCTTGCTGTGCGGTAACTAATCCCGCATCTGCTACTACTTTGAGCGCGTTCTGTGCTTCTGTAGCAGCCTGTGCAGATACTAAAGAACCTTGCTGCCCTTTAAGCACAACATCCGCAGCAGAGTCAAGCGTTTGTTGAGCAATAAGAGCTTGTTGCTGTGTAACCAGCCCTGTGTCAGCTGCTACCTTTAAAGCGTTTTGTACTTCAGTTTGAGACTGCTTTTGAGCAAGGTTTTTCTGAGCATCGGAGAGTAAGCCCTGCTTAGTCTTAAGAGCTGCGTCTGCTGTAATGTTACTTACATTTGCTACTGACTCTAAGACTTGCTGAGCAAGAAGAGCTTGTTGTTGTGTAACCAGACCTGCATCAGCAGTTACTTTTAAAGCATTTTGAACTTCTGTCAGTTCTTGCTTACCTATTAGGTCTTTCTGTGCGCCTTTAAGAGTAGTATCAGCAGCTACATCTAAAGCTTGTTGAGCTATTAATGCTTGTTGCTGAGTAACTAGTCCTGCGTCCGCGGCTACTTTTAAAGTATTCTGAACTTCAGTCAGTTTTTGCTGACCTAACAGCTCCTTTTGCTTTCCTTTTACCTCTGTATCCCTAATAATATCAGAGACTTTAGCTCCAGATTCAAGCACTTGAGAAGCTACTAGAGCTTGCTGTGTAGTGACTAAGCCAGCGTCAGCAGCGGTTTTAAGAGTGTTCTGTACCTCTGTAAGCTTCTGCTGGTCGATTAAGTCGCTCTGAGAGCCTTTAAGAGTAGTATCAGCACCTATATCAGTGATTTTAGCACCAGATTCGATTACTTGCTGAGCTACTAAGGCTTGTTGTTGAGTGACTAAGCCAGCGTCAGCAGCGGTTTTAAGAGCAGTCTGGACTTCAGTAAGAGCTTGCTTAGCAACTAGAGTTTTCTGCTCCGTTACAAGGTCTGTTTCTTCGTCTATCTTTAACTTCTGCGCTCCTTTAAGAGCGGTTTCAGCAACAGTATCAATTACCTGCTGTGCTACCAGAGCTTGTTGTGAGGTAACTAAACCAGCGTCAGCAGCAACCTTAATAGCGTTCTGTAGCTCTGTGGCTTTCTGAGCGTCTGTAAGTTCTTCTTGAGCTTCTACTAACGCTGTTTCAGCATCGATCTTCAGCCCTTGCTTGGTCTTAACAGATGTATCTGCAACTACATCTAGGACTTGTTGAGCAATTAAGGCTTGCTGGGACGTAACCAGCCCAGCTTCTGCTGCTGTTTTGATTGCGTTCTGAGCAACTAAACTTGTATTTTGAACCTCTGTGAGAACCTGTTGTTCTACTAGGTCTTCTTGATCATTTATGAGTTCTTTCTCAGCAACTATTTTATCGGAAGTCTTAAGCTCTGTGACGAGTCGTAGTGATAGTAGTTTTTCTTCCGCTGACTGTTGAAGGAATAGTACCTCCTCTACTCCCATGTTCCTTAGTTCGGAAGGGAACTCGGTGAAGCCCAGATCACCCGCGCTTCCTCCATTGCGTACGTTGGCTTGAGTTAGGATGGCGAGGCTTACCTGCTCTTCTTGGAAGGAGAACTTCAGGAGCTCTTCAGAGCCTACAAAGCGTGATTGAAGGATACGAGCAGAACGTATAGTTATATAACGTCGTGCTTCTTCGGGAATACCACCACTATTAGCAAAAGCAGCAGCCGATGCCGTAATTGTAATATTACTTCCAGTCGTATTAAACCACCACCCCTTACTTTGCACATCATTACTAACTTCCTTAATGATTTGTTTAGCTAATACTACGTTAGTTGAGGGGTCTGTAGTTGTGCTTACAGGTCTTTCACCAAGGCAGCTCAAGCCTACGTTTATAGCATCTAAGAGTGAAGTTTGGGAGTTATTTACGTCTGTCATTTTTAAGTCTAAGCGTCGTTAGTCATACCAGTCGCGGTAAAGGAGCCCTTAGCATAAGAAGCTTCTCCTGTAACGTTTCCATTTTCTTTTACGAAGATTGTGTAAGTACTGAAACGAGTATTGTCAGTTGGATTATGAGAGGTGGCTTTTGCCATTTTAAAATTATCGGACCCATGATTTGTAGGATCAGTTCCAGCGTTAGCTGCATACCCTAAGTAGAGATGCTCAACGATAGAGTGGATAAACTTACGAACATCACCATTGGCAGCACTTAGCTCGGCATCCACATAACCTAAGGAGCTAAGTTGAGCTGTTACGTCTAGTGTAGTTTTATCGGTCGATGTCTCATAGTTAACGCCAGTAGGATACCAGTTGCTAGGAGTGTTTTGTTTAGTTACAGCTGAGTTTCCAGAGCCGTGGAGGAATTTATTTGCCATAATATTTT